GTCTTCGACAATGATGGGGAACCGCGACATTGCATCGCGTGTCACGTGCCACTCCACCAAGCGGCCTGTCACCAGCCGTACTATGCTCCAACTAAAATACGTGTCCATCTTCATTCTCCTTCAAGTTAGCAGGCATCCGGCCTGCCAGCGGTTCTCGGGTAGGAAACTACCCGAGTTCAACCTATCCATGAGTGCTGTTCTCGTCCCGCGCGGCCCTCCGCGCCTCCTCCGCAGCAGCGCGTGCGGCGTTCTCTGCCTTGCGCTTTAGGTACTCAGCGTCGAGCGCCGCTTTGCTACGCGCCCATGCCTCGTCATCCGCCCGCTTCTGGGCGCTGCTGCGCCTAGTCATCTTGACCGTCCCACTCTGCCGCCGCATCTGCGTCGACCTGCACCAACGCCGCCACGCGGGCATTAACGGCCTCATCCATCTCCATGGTATGCGTGCCGGGGGACAGGAAGTAAGACACGCTCTCCACATCTATGAGCTCGGGCGCTACCTCCGCTCGGCGCAGCTGCGTGCGTTTGCCCGGCGTCAGCAGGTGTAGCCAATTCACTGGGCATGGGCGCTCATACGGGTTAAACGTGCCATCGTTCACTCCAACAGCGTAGGCGTCCGCCGCCATCTCTGCCATGCGCGCAGCGGAGAGGTATAAAGCTGCGTAAGGCGTCGATCCGGGCGTGCCCCCGCTTTTGTCCCCCGAGCAGGCACGCCGTACGCTCTCCAACGCAGCGCGTATTTTCGCCATGCGTTGCTTGTTGTCCCGGCGCATGGCCGCTGGCGCGAACGGTATCAGTCGGTTGCCCATCCGCACCTCCGGGCAGTCTGCGTAGTGGTGGGCCAGTGTTTTTATAAATGCCTCGCGCGTTTTGTCTGGTATCCAAGACTGCCACCTGCTATCGCAAGTGCCGAGGAGCAGGCGCCCGGCAGCCATGCGCGTGGAATTCAGCTTGTGGACGTGTTTCGTGAAGTCTGCAAGCTGCGTCGGGCGCGCATCCTCGCCTGTCGTGAGACGGGCACTCTCCATTTTGGTCACGGCAGTGGAGATTAGGTCTGTGTACTCCGTGTAGATGCTGGCGCTGTGCGTGGGCCACTTTGACTTGTTGCTGACCATCGAGAGGCGTGCGTGCTTCGCACTGTCTATCAGCGCCTTCCACGCAGGATTGAGCGTGCCCAGGTCATACACCCCCTTTTTTGGTGGGTTGCATATAGCGTTCACCACCTCGCGCTGCACATGGCGTGGTATTTCTGAACGATTAACGGCGTTCAGCACGCGGTCATGTAGAGATGTTCTCATAGATAGCTCCTTAAAAAAGAATTAAATGTACAACGTAAGTGTAGGCAAACAGGGTAAAAACCCTAAATGAAAAAGGGTCTATGTCTGCCCGCAATGTACGATCTGTACGAGCACAAATGGCAAAACCATTCCTAAACTGTACGTTCCGACGTTAGAAATGGCTGGGTGCCAATTACAACGCACGCCGTGGCAGGCATGAGGTACCAACTTTCGTTACTGGGCGTGGCTTTGCGGTGGGGGTGGACGAATTGCCCGCTGGCCAAGGGTATTACGGACCTATAGGAGGATTTCATTTAATTACTAAGGTGCTGAATGCACCATCACAAGTAAGTAGACACCCTCATGTATGTACCTATATATATCAATCATTAGGTTAGGTATATATAATAGAACAATACGCCTATATAAATCAACCACTTAGCTTCCAGAAATCACGCCCGATCTCTGGTTTGAAATGAGTTGGAATTGGCGAACCCCCGAAAACAGCTAAATGTACTAGAACACGTACATTCAGGCATACTTATGATAAGTTAACATAACTCAGGTAGTTTCCTACCCGAGTCTGCGGCAGCATGAGTGCTGAACAGGCGGGCGTGCCCAGCCAAGGCCAGCGTTGCCACCGCCAAGGCGTTAAGACGTGCTCCCCCTCATAAGGGGTAGCCAAACACGCTTGCTGCCCCTCGTAGCCGTTCCTGCGGGCTCAGTAAGAGAATACCCAGCGGATGAGGCTGTGCCGCTTAACGGGAACAGTAGCAGGATAGAAGTTAGTCCTCACTCCGCAAAAGCCAGCGACGTTGGCAATGGGGCGGACGAACAGGCGCGGTGCGTGGTTCAGGCCAAGGAAGGTGTGCGAAGGCACAACGGGAAGGTGAAGTGTTTTCATGGTGATTCTCCAGATAGCATGCCCATGACTGATGGGCGCAGTGTTTACTCAGGTAGAAAACTACCCGAGTTCGGGATAGGCGCGCGGTTGCGCGCCATTGTTGGGGACATATAGTCCGTAGGACGAGGACGGAGCGCGAGCTCGCCCTCCAAGATGGAGCAACGCAAGCGCAAGGCTTGGCACTCCTCATTGCGCTCTTTCAGGAGCTTGAGACACCAGTGGTGCGATGCCTCAACGGAAGCTAGGGTTTTACGCGGCATGGTGCGCCCCTCAGAAGGGGACGTCATCGAATGTCCCGTCATCCAGCGGCGGCATCCAACTGTCGCTAAACTCATCCCAGTCCCCCGAGTGGCGCATACGACCCGCGCCACGGTACAGCATGAATGAAGGCGCGCCGATGAGGTGGAAGTTCACATCGAACAGTTCAATGGGCATATACGCGCCCTCTTGCAATACAGGGACAGCCTGCCGCACCAGCGCGCCAAGCGTGAGCCCAAGCGCAGGGATATGCGTGAGCCCAAGCGCGGGGATATGCGTCGCAATACCATTTCCCCCCCACGACTTCGCAAGAATTAAATACATTTCCCATGATATTCTCCTCTATGAAACATCGAATGTACGAGACACATTGGCATCTCGTACATTCACACCGATGACCTATCGGCACGGATAACTCAGGTAGAAAACTACCCGAGAGTTAGCGCTTACTCATGGACACGGCGGCAATGGCCGCGTCCATGAGCTTGCCCATGCTCTCGTAACCCTGCACACTTGCCCACAGTACAGCTGCCGCTTGCAGCATCGCGCGGGTAGGCTGAAGCTCAGCCTTCGCCTTACCGGATTTCGGGCCACACACCGATTTAACAAACGCGGTATGCGCCGTTTTCGCGGTGTTGTACTTGCTGTGCGCGTTGTCCAGCTGTATGCCACGTTGACCGCCTGCTATCAGCTTGATAGCGCCTTCGGCCTTTGTTGCATACGCGTTGGCAATGACGGATAGCGAATACCCGCGCACCGTATCCCAGTCAAGACCAACGCAAAGCGTTTTCAACTTTGCGATATCATCGCCGTAGCTGATAGCTTTGCCAATGGCAGACTTGGCAAGGGTTTCGAAACGTTTGATATTAAAAGCCATTTAATTTCTCCGGTTACTCAGGTAGATAACTACCCGACATCACAGCTAGACGTATGCCTAACTAACTGATGCCTCTATTATAGAAGAACAGGGTTACAGTATCTAGTATCTAGTAGTATCTCGACCCCACCCTACCCGTACCCCCACGTATAGTATGTACATACCCCAGCTTGTATAAAACACTATTTCGAAAACGGGCGAACCAAAAAATTCGGTTTTCTAAAATTTTTATAAAAATAATATCTCGTACATACTAGTATCAAAGCTATCAAATAGATAGCACCCCAGACAAAAAAAGTCCCGCACAAAGGCGGGACAAGCGCCCGGAGCAACCGGGCAAGGAGAGACATGAACTGCGAACGCTGTTGCTGCAGCGCCAAAAAATAATACCACAAAAAAGAAAAGGTGCTACCATGCACCAACTTCACTTCTTGCGTCCCACAGAAATGAGCTTCATCCTCGAACACCTGCTAGAGCCAGAGCTTCAAGAGCTCGACACCCTCGACGCCACAGCCACGCTCGCCGCACAGGCAGGCACCGCTGACTGGCTCACGGAAATTGGCAGCCCCGAGGGCGCCATCAAAGACACCCAGCTGGCCAAGGCCAGGGCCGCGTTCGCCAGCGTCACAGACCCGAACCAAAACACCGCCCAAAAGAAAAGCGCCATACTGGCGCTGAAAGTCCCCGCTGCAGTGCGCCACCTGGCCGGGATGCTGAGCCAGTACGACTGGGACTACATCGAGCAAGCCAAAGAGATCAGAGGCTATGTGACGGCTAAGCTGATGGAAGAGACCACGCACCCCGACGCCCGCATCCGCTTGCGCTCACTGGAGCTTATGGGTAAGCTGTCGGGTGTGGACAGTTTCATGGAGAGGGTAACGGTGATCAAGGTGGACGCCACCTCCGATGAGCTGACCGAGAGGATTCGGGCGAAACTGGCGGGGCTACTCCCAAAAACCATTGAGGTTGAGACGGTGCCCGTCAAGGAGTTCACATTAACTCCCTAACCCCCCAAGAAATCGCCATCCTGATGGCAGCTTTGCCAACGCTACACCGCGTCGAGGCTGAGCAACTCCTGGCGGACTTAGAGGACCTGGAGCACCAAGAGCAGGTGAAAGCAGCACGGACAGACTTCCTGGCCTACTGCCACATGGTGTACCCGGGGTTCAAAGAGGGGCCACACCATCGGTTCCTCAAACCGCTGCTACACCAGGTCAAAGATGGCGCGGAAACCCGGCTTACCGTCTCCATGGCGCCGAGGTTCGGCAAGAGCATCACGATCGCGTTCCTGTTCGTTTCCTGGTATCTGGGCCACAACCCGGACCACCACATAATGATGGTGACGCACACGGCGGACCTGAGCGCTGACTTCGGACGCCTGGTACGCAATATGATCGACTCGGACATATACCGCGAGATATTTCCAGACACCGTGGTGTCACGCGACAAGTCAGCTGCGGCAAACTGGTCAACCACGGCGGGCGGGAAGTACCTGGCCATCGGTATCGGGGCCAACGTGGCGGGACATGGCGCGCACCTGCTCATCGCAGACGACTTAGTGTCGGAGCAGGCCATGCTGAGCTCCGACCCGGACAAGACTTTTGCTGGCGCGTGGGAGTATATGCAGATCGGGCCGCTCCAGCGGCTGATGCCGGGCGGTAAGATAGTCATGATAGGGACCAGATGGGGGAAGAAAGACCCAATTGGCCGCGCGCTGCAGTGGGCTGAGCAGAATCCCGAGTCAACGCCGTGGAATGAGGTGCGATTTCCGGCAATTATGCCGTCGGGAGCCTCCCTTTGGCCCGAGCAGTGGCCGCTTGAGCAGCTTTTGTCCAAAAAAGCGGGCATGTTCCCCAAATTTTGGGCCGCGCAGTACATGCAGGAGCCCACCAGCGAAGAAGGGGCTCTGATCAAGCGCGAATGGTGGAAAATATGGGACAAAGAGGACCCGCCACCGTGCTCAATCATCCTGCAGAGCTGGGATACGGCGCACTCCATCAAAGATTCAGCTGACCCAAGCGGTGTACACACCTGGGGCATTTGGTTCAATGAAAAAGCGAACCAGGATCATTTAATGTTGCTCGACGCCTGGACTGGGCGCAAGGAGTTCCCCGAGTTGAAGAAGTTTGCCCTTGAGTACTACAAGGAATGGCAGCCGGACATGGTGATCGTCGAGAAAAAGGCCGCTGGCGCGCCGCTGATCGAAGAGATGAGAGCCATTGGCATCCCGGTCAGTGAGTACACGCCCAGCCGGGGGAATGATAAAAGAGTGCGGGTCAATGCTTGCGCGGACATATTCGCTTCTGGTATGGTGTGGGCACCCGACCGGCGCTGGGCGCACGCAGTGATGGACGAGATCGCCAGCTTCCCGAACGGAGACCACGACGAGCACGTTGACTGTGCCATGCAGGCCGTTATTAGATTCCGCAAAGGCGGATTGATAAGATTAGAATCGGACGCAACGGACGAGCCCCGGGAGCCGCGTAGGCACCAGGCGTTTTATTAAGGACCCACACCATGGCAATGACCGCATCCCTTTACCAGCTCCCGCAAGGGCGGGCCCAAGAGTACCCTGACGACATAGGCCCGGAGGGCATTGAGTTCACCATCGAAGATGGTGAAACCATGGATACCGAAGAGGTATGCAAAACCTCTTTTGAGGACAACCTCGCGGAAACCATGGACAAGGGGGACTTGTCGAGCCTTTCGGTGGACCTCCTGGACCTCGTAGATCAGGACATCGCGTCACGCAAGGAGTGGGTGGACATGCTCGTGAAAGGCATGGAGGTGCTGGGCATGAAGTACGACGAGCGTACTGAGCCTTGGGCGGGCGCCTGCGGGGTCTACTCGACGATCCTGACGGAGGCGGCGATCCGCTTCCAAGCTGAGATGATCACGGAAACCTTCCCGGCGGCGGGGCCGGTCAAGACAGCGATTATAGGTGCCATTGACAAGCTGAAAGAAGAGGCCGCATCGCGCGTGCAGGACGACATGAATTACCAGCTCACCGAAGTGATGACGGAGTTCCGCCCTGAGCACGAGCGCCTCCTGTACTCCTTGGGACTGGCCGGGGCTGCGTTCAAGAAAGTGTACTACGACCCGAGCAAGAAGCGCCAGGTCTCCCTGTTCGCGCCAGCAGAGAACGTGATCATCCCCGTTGGGGCCTCCAGCGCTATGGACGCAGAGCGTGTCACGCACGTCATGCGCAAGACCAAGAACGAGGTCAAGCGGATGCAGGTCAGCGGGTTTTACCGTGATATCGACCTGGGCGATCCAGTGCTGTTCCACACCGACATTGAGACGAAGAAGGCCGAGGACGCAGGGTTTACCCTTAATGACGACGATCGGTATCAGTTCTATGAGGTGCATGCCAATCTGGAGCTGCCGGGCGGCGACAAGGAGGACCCGGCCAAGAACGACGACGACCGGATCGCGCTGCCATACGTGGTTACGATCGAGAAGGGCACGACCCATGTGCTGGCGGTGCGCCGCAACTGGGACCCCGAGGACCCGACATTTGCGAAAAGACAACACTTCGTCCAATACACGTACATTCCCGGCGACTTCGGGCCTTATGGCCTGGGCCTCATACATTTAATCGGCGGCTACGCGCGCGCGGGCACGTCCCTGATTCGTCAGCTGGTAGACGCGGGCACGCTGTCAAACCTGCCGGGCGGTATGAAAACCCGGGGGCTGCGCGCCAAGGGCGACGACACACCAATCTCTCCGGGCGAGTTCCGGGACGTGGACGTGCCTTCAGGCACGCTACGCGACAACATCATGCCGCTGCCATACAAGGAGCCTAGCAATGTCCTGCTGGCGCTGCTGAACCAGATCACGGACGAGGGCCGTAGGCTGGGCTCGATCGCCGACATGAAGATCAGTGACATGAGCGCCAACGCACCGGTGGGCACGACGCTGGCTTTGCTGGAGCGCCAGCTAAAAACCATGAGCGCGGTGCAGGCGCGGGTGCATGCCTCGATGAAGCAGGAGTTCAAGCTGCTGAAAGTGATCATCCGGGACTACTGCCCGAAGGACTACAGCTACGACCCGGTGGAGGGAGACCGCAAGGCCAAGCAGGCCGACTATGACATGGTGGCCGTCATACCCGTGTCGGACCCGAACAGCTCAACCATGGCCCAGCGCATCATGCAGTACCAGGCGGCTATTCAGCTGGCCACAGGCGCACCGCAGATTTACAACTTGCCACAGTTGCACCGGCAGATGCTGGAGGTGCTGGGCATCAAGAATGCAGAGAAGCTGGTGCCGACCGAGGACGACCAAGCGCCGCGCGACCCAGTGTCAGAGAACATGGCCTTCCTGACGGGCAAGCCGACCAAAGCGTTCCTGACGCAGGACCACGACGCGCACATCGCCGTACATTCCACGATGATGCAGGACCCGCTGATCGCTGCGCAGATGGGGCAGAACCCGATGGCGCAGCAGATGCAGGCCGCCATGATGGCGCACATTGGCGAGCACCTGGCCTTCCAGTATCGCGCGCAGGTGCAGGAGCAGCTCGGCGCCACGCTGCCAGAGCCCAACGCACAGCTTGACCCGCAGGTCGAGGTGCAGCTCTCCAAACTGGTGGCCATGGCCAGCACGCAGTTGCTCCAGATGCACAAAGGGGAGGCGGCACAGCAGCAGGCCCAGCAGCAGATGCAGGACCCACTCATCCAGATGCAGATGGAGGAGGTGAAGATCAAAGGGCAGGAGGCAGCCACGAAGGCCAAGAAGGTCGATGGCGACCTGGCACACAAGCAGCAGGAGCTGCAGCAGAAGGCACAGCAGGCCGCCCAACCCGCTCCGCAGGAGACACCGGAGATGATCGCCCAGCGCCACATGCAGGAGATGCAGGGTGTTGCGCAGCAGCAACAGGCGACAGCGCAGCGGCACGCGCAGGAGATGGCACAGAGCCAGCAGCGTCACGGACTACAGCAACAGCAGGGCGCAGAAGCCGCCGATGCCAGGCTGGAGCAGGCGCAGCAGGCCGCCGATGCCCGGTTGGCCCAGGCCGCCGAAGCCGCCGCTGCCCGGCTGAAACAGGCCGCCGCTGCCAAACCCAAAGGAGATAAATGATGGATGGACAAGTTTTAGAGCTGCTGCATCGCAAAATACAGGAGCGGATAAATGACCTGACAGAGTCAATGGTGGGCGGCGCAGCCCAGGACTTTGCGGAGCATAGACACCAAGTAGGCGCCATTCGTGGGCTGGCGACTGCGCAGATGGAAATCAATGACCTGCTGCATAGATTAAAGGAAAAAGACAATGACGATTGAACTTGATTTCAAACCCGAGGTCCTGGCCGAAGCGCTAAGCGAAGCAGCGGCAGAAAAGGCGACACAACTACCAGAGCCAGCGACGTTCCATTTGCTCTGCATCTTGCCTGAAGCGGAAGACGCTTATGGCAGCGGCCTCATCAAGGCCGAGAAGACAGTGCAGTTCGAGGAGCTGCTGTCCCCGGTGCTGTTCGTTGTCAAGGTGGGCCCCGATGCGTTCAAGGACGAGAAGCGCTTCCCGTCTGGTGCGCCGTGTAAAGTGGGCGACTTCGTCATTGTGCGGCCCAACACAGGCACTCGCATGAAGATACACGGGAGAGAGTTCCGCGTGATTAACGACGATTCGGTCGAAGCGACGGTGCTCGATCCGAGGGGCATTTCAAGGGTTTAGTACGAAAGTACGGCGTTACTGGGTGCGCTTTCACCCATGCGAAGGAGAAAATGATGGCTGAAACTGTAGAGTTTGAGTTTCCCGACGAAATCGAAGCTCGGGAGAAAAAGGCAGACGATAAGCTAGAGATCGTTGTCGAGAACGACGTGCCTGCGGTAGATCGCGGGCGCAGCCGCATGGTGGACGAGCCCCAGGAGTTCAACGACGAGGAGCTCGGCAAGTACGACGAGGGCGTCAAGAAGCGCATCCAGCACTTCACAAAAGGCTTCCATCAGGAGCGGCGTGACAAAGAGACCGCCAATCGTGAGAAAGACGAGGCGATGCGCTTCGCGCAGCAGACGATGGCCGAGAACCAACAACTCCGTGGCTCGCTGTCGCAGGGGCACACTGCGCTGCTGGCGGAGGCCAAGAAGACAATCGCCAGCGAGTTGTCGGAAGCCAAACGCAAGTTCAAGGAAGCGGCAGATAGTTTTGACTCGGATGCCATGTTGGAGGCGCAGCAGGAACTGACTGCGGTATCCATCAAAGCAGACAAAATTGAAAATTTTCGTCCAGCCCCTTTACAAACACGTGAAAATGTCGTACAACCACCACAAGAGGCGAAACAGGCCCCGACTGCAAACCCAAAACTTGAATCATGGCTCGGGGCCAACAAGTGGTACGGTGACAACAAACGCATGACAGCTTATGCGCTTGGGGTGCATGAAGACTTGATAGCCGAAGGAATTCCAGCAGGCAGCGACCATTACTACGACAAGTTGGACGAAGACCTGCAGGGCAGATTCCCTGAACAGTTTACTGAACGGGGGAGCGTTGATGCGCCAACTCAACGTAAGAGTAATATAGTTTCACCAGCGACGAGAAGTACAGCGCCTCGAAAGATCGTACTGACCCAAACGCAGGTGAATATCGCCAAACGACTCGGAGTTCCATTGGAGCTCTATGCGCGCAAGGTTGCGGAAGAACTGAGGAAAATATAATGGCTGAAATACTGAAACAACCCCGGGAAACCGAGACTCGCAAGACCATGGAACGTGCCCGCTCGTGGGCTCCACCCGCACTTTTGCCCGATCCCGAACCCGAAGATGGATACGCTTTTCGCTGGATTCGGTTAAGCACGCTCAACACTGCTGATCCGATGAATGTTTCCGCAAAACTTCGAGAAGGGTGGGAACCTGTCAAGGCCAATACACAGCCGTCAATGCACCTGTACAGCACGCCAAACGCGCGCTTTCCTGATGGTATTGAGGTTGGTGGACTGCTCTTGTGCAAGATTCCAGCCGAGTTCATGGTACAACGTGAAGCGTACTACCAAGGTATGGCTAATACGCAGATGGCGTCCGTGGACAACAACTACATGCGCGATAGTGACGCTCGAATGCCGCTCTTTAATGAGCGAAAGTCGAAAGTCGTTTTCGGCAAAGGTAATTAATTTTAGGAGTAACTTATGGCCTCAATCGCTTCTCCCTACGGTCTAAAAGCCGTAAACCAGATCGGCGGGCTGCATTCTGCTGGCAGCACCCGCTCGCTCTTGCTCGACCCCGCTGGCTACGGCACCAACATCTACGCAG